TTATTCTTGAATAAAATCTTCAATCACATCTTGCAAATGACAGGGTGACAATCCGTATTTGCTCAGTTTGTCTATCAGCCGTATTACTTCCTCTTTATTCGTCGATACATCATCAATAGTCATCCCATCACATTGAATACCGTACGTCGTTTTCGTCACATCCTCAATCTTCTTTTCTTCTTGCGTAATTATATACATATTATATCTTAATCCTTTCTCCCCATATGTAACATAATACAACATATGGTATATAATTACAATATAGTTTAGTGTTTTGTAAATAAATTGTAATTTAAAAAGGGTGGCATTACACCACCCTAAATAAAATTACCATTCATTTTTTTAATTGTCTGGATTTTTTACAAATGTGCGTATTCCATCTATATGCTCCATTAGATCTTCTTTTATTGTTCCTCTCATCGGGTCCAATATAAAATCAATTCCTTCTCTGCGTGCCATTTTAGCAGCTGGCACAAAATCACTATCACCAGATATTAATATAATTCTATCAACTTGACGCTTGTATGCCATAGATGCAATATCAAGTCCTATTTTCATATCAACACCCTTTTGTTCTATGTGTAAAATAAAATCGTCTTCACTTAAATCTGATAAAGTTTTTTTCCCATTACACAATGCTTTTAACGAGTCTTTTCTTAATACATATTCTGCTTGTTTTTCTGCTAATTTTCCCAGTCTTACTGCCACTTTTCTTTTAGTTTTAAGTTGAGCTAGAAAATCTGTCATCCACACATACATATCTTCATTTTTTAAATCTATCTGCTTTTTTAAAAAAGGGTGAAATAATTTCTTATCGACTGGAGGACAATCATAATAAAAAATTCTATATAAATTATCTGCGGGCTCTTTTCGGTATTTTGTATGTTTAAGACAATATGTATGTAATTCTATTGCCCGTTTTTCAGGTGTTTTTTCACCCCATATAGAATATGCACGTCGTCTATAAAATCCACCATCAACTAAAATCGCCGTGTTCATTATTAATTCCTCCCATAAATTTAAAACCCCCGGGTTAGGCACATCCCGGATAGTGGGAGGCTTACTGCCGAGGGTATCATGAATATTTCACATTAAATATATATTAATGTCTACATTTATATTATACCCAGTTTTTCGTAATCTTGCAACCCCTTTTTTTAGATTTGTGCATAATTCACAAATCTAAAAAATCAAAATCATAGTGATTTTCTTGTATAATACATATTATATCATATATTATATAATATTGTCAAATAATAATTAACATCACACGCATTATTAAGATTTAACTATAGATTTATCATACATACCACATCTGTACTCCCTACAAATTGCCCTTAAGTCTTTATACGACAGTCCAAGACGACCTTTTTCATCACCCTGTACCGCACCGCAGTCCATAGCCGCCTGCACCGCAGGACGCGCCCACGACGGCATATTGTCATCATTGAAATCATATACCATTGTAGTTTGAACTACATTCACCAACTGTTTATTGATGTTTTTTAAATCGGCAATTTCCGCCGCCTGTTTTTCGATTAATGATTTTAGTTCATTGTACTGTTCCATAGTTAAATTCTCACTTTCTGTCAATTTTTTTTTGAAATCTTGCCATAGCTCCGGTTTACGCACAAACGGTTCAGGACATTGTTTGTCCCACACGTCATAATGACGCAGTACATTCTGTACCGGCACACCGTATTTATTCATCAAATACCGTGTTAATTTAATTGTCTGTTCCACAATCCCGTCACGAATATAGTATTTACCGTCCGCACCAATGCGGCTACACATTTCTATTGAAATACTGTTCATATTCCTGCAATACGGGTGTTTGTAAATTTTTGTACCACCGACCGCCCACGCCGCCCATTTATCGGGTACAGATTGATATATTCCGTCGTCACCGACAAAATAATGTGCAGACGCACCACGATTTGCACCGCTGAAATAATTGCAGTTGTTCAATGCCGTATCGCCGTTGTTTGACGTAAAATGAATGACGATATATTTAATATCGCCATTCCTGTATGTGTAGCAATTAGACGTGTGGCACTGCGGACCCTGTCTGATTTGAATATCCATACTTATTCCTCCGTATCATCTTCGCCGCGTAATTGCAACAATATATCTTTCAACTTTTGTGGCATTCGCGGGTATATCACTGCTACATTTTCCAATACACTTATACCCTCATTCGCTATGTAGAACATAATGACAATCTCACGAATTGCCACGTTGTCGCCTGTGACCTGTTGCAAAACGTTTGACAGTGCAACTATAATCAGTATAGTTATCTTTTTCAGCAATCCTTTAAATCCTACTCACTTGACATTGTTTTCGTGTAAATCGCCTTGATAATGCCTGTTAAATAGTCCAACACCATAATGACTAACAATGCCCACAAGATACTATCCCACTTGCCGAATAGAGCGGCAAAAAAAACCGCCCACAATTCCTATTACCGTGCTTGTCCAATTAAAAATCTTATCCATAAATTAACCCTCCATCATTTGCATTAATTCTTTGTATTCATCATCGGTAATACGTTCTGCAAGAAGAAACACGTCAAGTTTATCCTTCATTGAATTCTTATCATATCTACCGCTTGCAATTATTTTTTTACAATATCCATATGTCATTGCTATTTCCTCCTATTTATAATCCTAATTCCATCTTAGACATTCTGTAGTCCATATCAAGATTAAATTCATCCTGTGCTTGTGGCAAAGACGCTTCATATGCTTCTTTACTGCCGTATGAAGCAATTTCATTAATTTCTTTGTTAAAATCTTGCGTTTTTACTTCAAGACCACTCATATAGGAATACTGTTCATTATCAAGCTTTACCTTTGATATAAGTTCCAAAAGTTGGTGTTTTGGTATAATTTGAGTTTCTAACTCAATTAACCTATCATCATTTACATAATAGTCTTTATCTACAAACTCTTTTTTGTCAATATCTTTGTAGTGACGTATAACTAATTTATAGCTATTTAAACATATTTGATTATTTATTATCGAAAAATTATCAATTATATCCATTATGTCCTCCTTATCCCGTAATCATTGTTCCTGTATTAACACTCCCTGTCGGAAATGATGTATAGGATTGTGAATACTGCATTGCATTGCCTATAAACTGTACTTTATTTGAATTAAAATTCATTTCAGAACGTCCAATAAAAGTATTTCCTATCATTTGAGTTGGGCAAAGTATTTGAAGCTTGTTATTCTCGGACGAACTATCAGTAGTAACCTTATTTATGAAAAAACAACCTTCAATTTTACCAAAAGTTAAATATGTACTTGCCGTATAATTGATAGTGCAATCTCTTAATGAACATAACTTTCGCTCTGTATTCGTAGTGTAGTGACATAATGAATGATTTCTATTTTTCAGAGTAATATCGCACTCATCAATAGTCACTTGCCCGTTTGTAAAATTTGTTCTACCATTACCTTGTCCTGTTAGTTTACTATTTCGTATATATCCTGTTGCGTTAGTGTTATAAATAAAGTTTAAATCATCGCCACCTGAACTTTGCGTTGACGAGCACTCATTCTGCAATGTTACGGAGCTGTCATCTATTTCTATTTTAGTACAATCAATACCACAATAGCATATATAACTTGAGCTACTTCTAATCCATAAGTCAATACTACTTCCATTTTCCACTTTAAACAAACCAGATGACTTAATAGGTGTACTTCCCAAATTCTGTGCTGTGGTAACATCTAATCTTGAATGCACATTATCAAAATATATATTAGTCGCCTCAATACATAATTGTGGCGTTAGCTCCATTGAAATATTCTCAAAATATAATGGATAGGACACTTTTGAGTCAGAAGAACTGCTCCGTGAAGTTATGATACCATTATTACTAAAATTTAATTTAGGTACATCAGTTGCTTGCTCGCCAGACAGCTTATCAGCGTGATTACCTCCGTACATATAAATGGGAGCGTCTATTGAATATTTACCTCTTTTTAAAATTATCCTCGAACCATTTCTCGAAGCATTTATAGCCTCTTGTATTACCTCAACATCAGACTTTCCGTCAATTCCGCACATAAAATCAACATCACTTATTGAAGGAGGTATTCTGAAACCGTCAACATTAATTGTACCTACTACTATATTGCTGTGGTCGATTTTTCTTTTTTCGAGGGTACTTACCCATTCTATACCGTCATATATAAATTCAACAATTTCACCTGCTTCCCAAGTATTTGGGTATTGTTTGTCTGTGGAGTTGCTACCACCACCATTATAACCCTTAAAAACACCGTACCCCTTGTATCTGATACTTTTAGCACCTGTATTATTTACATTTAGAGTGGCTTTTGTTGTTGAGTCGTGTGCATATGTAAATTTGATAAACACACGCACACCTGTAACAAGTTTAAAATTTGTTATGGAAACTGTTTTTGCTACTGTACTTCCACTTGTATTGCATACCGCATAAGGTGGTTGTTGCCATACAGGAGCACCACTACCATTACTAATCAAATTATACCCTGCCATTCCCACACTCGTTGGTGCATACCACGACTTACTTGCCATTGCCGAACCGTTATAGCTCGTTGCTGAGCCGTTCATTGTCAGTGTCAATGAATTAGGATTTTGCATTGATGTAGGCTTGTTGGATAGGTCTGTGTATGACCCCGTAAACGCCACTGTTTTTAGGTCAGTGAAAAACTTTTTTATTTTGCCGAACAATGTACTCAGCGTTTCACCGGAAGTTATATTAACTCGTGTGCTTGCCTCTGTAAATGTCGGTTGTTGCAAATTCTTATCCGCCTCTGTTCTTGCGGTTTCTTCGTTTGACAGTTTTGACTGAATTTCAGTAATGCACTTACTTACCAAACTCCAAAACCAATTAAAAACATTTGCCGACGGTTTATATCCGGCTTTAAATCCGTCATTTTTCAGACTATCGCTCGGCTCGGTGCCTGTATTCTTCCATTCGGGCAAACTATTATTAAAATTCATACATTTATTCTCCCCTCTTAAATATTTCCTAAGTAACCGCCGTGACCGTTACCATCGGCAAATCCTGTTTCAATGTTATAGTCATTTTCGTGGTCGGCAAATTCAAATGTTCCGCTATATTCATACGCATATAATACCGACAAATGTGCCGGTTTCAGATCCTCGATAATATTCTTAATCACACTTTCCGGCACATTCGGTTGATGAAAAATCACCGAAAAACTGTAATTCTTAATATCTTCGGTTATATCAACCAATACACTGTAACTCTCAATTACCGCCCGCAAATTCGCCTTTGTTGAGGTTTGCGACCCTCTCATTCTTATTTTAATAAGGCTCTTTCGTTCCTCAAGGGTATTGCCGATTTCTGATATACCCAAACTTTTTTCATATTCTCTTACGGCATCTTCATCGGCACTGTCAATAAATCTGTTTTTCATAAACATTTCTATCAACTCATACAAACGTTCAAATTCCGCATTGACGGGTGTATTTAATGCTTTTATATACCGTGACTTTTTATAGTACGACGGTAAATTCTGTCCTGCATCAGCCAACGGCAACACCCCCAAGAACGGCAATTTCAGTTTCGGATATTGCGATATTTTCTGTTTTTGAATTGATTTTCAAATTTGAATAATCATCAACACCGTCTGTATTCAATATGGTTTGACCTATTTTTGCGTATGACACATATCCGTTTGCAAAAGACACATCACGCAAATAACTTCTGATATTCGATTTAATACTTTCAATCGTGCTTTCGTCCACATCTGCCGAAAACGTAATATTTATACTTACTGCCGTTGCAGTGGTAACGGTCACATCTGCACCTATCGGGCATTGTTCATCTATATAACTCTGTACCTTATTTATAAGCTCACTTCCGGCAAGTTGTTTTTCACTGTCAACGATTATCACTTTAACCGTTCCTGCTCCGTTCCACAACGGCAAGCACTTTGCATCGCCTACTCCGTCAACTGATTTTGCCCAAGAGATATACTGCCACTTATTTCCGCTTGTTATAGGATGCGAAACATATTCGGTAAAACGCTTTCGCAGTTCAACATCACTTTCTTTGTCACTGCCTCCTGTGGTTGAAATTTCATTTGTTACGGATACAAGTCCTTGAACAGTAACCGGAAATCTGTTTATTTTGCCTTTTTCAACATTACCCTTTATTCCGGCACTGTCACATACAACTTGTACAGTTACACTCCCCTCACTCGGTATGACCGCATTTTCAGTTATATTGAATATAACATTTCCCGCCGCCACCTTTTCACCGACAGACACTTTTGCTCCGACGTTACCGCTTACAGTCACACAGCCTGTTGCATAGCTTGCCTCTTTGCGTTCCAATCCAAACTCACCTACACGCATATCAAGATACTTACCCGTAGCGGTTGACGCATAAAAATAGGAGTCAAGAGATGATATAATATCATAAACATTCTCAAACTCCGTTGCCGTTGATTTTTCTATATCGTATGTATAAGTTCCCGATGACGTATCATATCTTGACGGTATCTGCAAAAGCATACGTTCAAGTATTGTATCAATAGTTTCAGCCATTATATCGCCCCCTTAACGTCATTTATATCGCCGTACACGCTGTTTACGGTAAAAGATACTGTAAGCATTGAGCCGTCTACTTCCATATTAAAGTTATCTATACTCACTATATCTTCATTTGCGGTAAGCATTTCGGTTATCTCGCGCTTGACTTCCGAACGGATGTAGTCACGATTGTAATTCTTTCCGACAAAAGTATCTTCTATATTTATACCGTATCCTGTACCGTTATAAATTTTATATCTGCCCTTTTGCGTATTGAGTATTTTTTGCACCCAATTTTTTATACGTTCCCTGCCGACCGTCATTTTCGGACGACCGTTTATAATAATAAAATCGCCCTTTTGAAAATCGAATGCAGGTTCTGTTTTTGTGTAATCAGCCATTCTCCGTCACCCCCAACACCAAATATCTGTTATTGCCTCTGTACGGAATCATTGCAACTTCTCTGCCTTTATAAACATATCGTCCGTCAATATCCTGCTTGTATAAATCAATAAGACTTTTTATATGGTCCTTAGTCAGAATTATTTTAGAGGTGAATTGTATTTTAAGGTTCGGTAGCTCAATTATTTTACCGAATACGACAAAATCACTCGTTGCGTTTTCACGGTCCTTAAACATCTTTGCAAGTGTTTCGACTCCGTTTTTCATACTAATCTCTCCATATCAATTTTATTGTAGTGAACACCGTTTTTTATACTGTGCTGACTGCTTGTAATCACATATTTAACACCGTCTTTTTCTATCGTACTTCCGGCTCGTGTATAGCTTGTCAGCTCCTCGATTATTTCACCGGAATACGTTTCATCTTCCTTATTCAGCTCGCCAAGATTTTTCTTTGCCAAGTCCGATGCATTATTTCCGTCATTCATTTTTACCACTTCTTGTAGAAAGCCGTATTTTGATATACTCTCCTCGGCTTTCAGAGTAGTCATAACGTCCGTATCTGTTATCACCTTAACACTGTTCTTCATATTCTCAATACTGCCTTTATGCTCAATATTACCCATATACTGTACTGAATTTTTGAGTTCGGTATTCGGCGATATTCTAAACTTCGGCTCGACCACCTTATCATTGCACAAATATATACGCATACCGTCGGGTACAAAGTCAAAGTTATACCCGTTTCCGCACTTATCAAGAATATCCTTGATAACGTCCGATACGGGCTTGTCGATATATATTTGCGTTATAAGCGTACTCAATTCGGGAATAAGCACAATCGGAATGTATAAATCGTTGCATATTTTCTTTATGCAGTCATCGGCTCGCATAGATGTAAACTGATATGTGTCGGTAGTTTTGTTCAGATACCACCCTACATCAACGGCAGTATATTTGTTTTCATACATTGCTCCGTCGTCAACCTCGATTATTACACCTCTGAAATCTTCTTTATCTCCTCCGCTGTACCTCATAATATCACCCATTTTTGGTATGTATATATTCATATACTTCATTTCTTTAGGTTTCGGAGTGCTGAAAGACATCGTTGTCGCAAGTGTATTTTTTGTATTTGTCCACGATATATCTCCTATATGCTTTGATACGTCTGTATCATTTACCACTACTTTCAAAGCACCGTCTAACAGCATAGGTGCTTGTTTGAAAATCGAATTGTGGATAGGTATTTTTTCGTTGGTATCCGCAAAATGATATTCTTTTTCACCGGATGTACTTCCTGTACTTCCGTATGTCGGCTCTGTATCGCTTGTCCAAATTCTCACAACACGGGCAGAGCGGTTAATCCTTTCAGCCTCTAATGCAGATGTGAATTTTTCATTGCCTGTCACAACATTTCCGTCAATGATAAACTCCGTCATATTTGCGTCACTGCCTGTGTGATACATATGTCGGCTGTCGGTTTCGCTATCTTTCTTTTCGTCACCTTTGACTGCGTATATCACTTTACCGTCGTCAAATTCAATCTTAACAAACGTGCCGTCCGGTCCGTAATACGAACCGAGTGCCATACAAATAAAATCTTTGTACTTTCGCAATCCGCCGTTTGACGTACTGCTGTCACTGCCCCACAAGTATTTATATCCGCTTGCTTGACTGTTCGTATATGTTTGGTATGCCATATATGATTTAGTTGCGAGCGACTTTCCGATGTTCGGTATTTCTCTCTCAACCCAGTTTGCAATATAACCGCCTCCGTCTTTGGTATATCTGAGTACACAATCCCACGGATAATTTCTGTAAGGCACGTTGGTAACAATACCGAATGATGTTCCTCTTGCCTCAACTGTTGTTCCGCCGTCCGCCTGTACCAAAGCGGTATGGTCTGCTTTATTTAAAAGTACATCACCTTTTAACATACCTGCTCCGTTTGACAGATTACAGGACGACGTTACGTCTTTAAATCCACACGAAATAAAAACGTTATACATATCCCCCGTATATGTAGCACCATTATCTTTAACAGGCACTCCTGCATTTTGATATGCCGTTATAACAAAAGAAGAACAATCATAATGCGGTCCCCATCTCACGTCTTGACTGTACCAATGACTGTCGTCATTTGCAATATCTGTCGCCCATTGAACTGCATTATCAATTACACCCATATATACCTCCATTTTTGCGTACAAAAAAAGTACACCGTATCCGATGTACTTTTTAAGCCATAGTTAAAATTAATTTGTTTTTTGGGTTATTATATATCCGTTTGAGTTATCTGCCGGAACAAGGTGGAATGTAACTGTTCCGAAGTCTGTTCCTGTTGAATCGGTTTCTTTAAACATTACATTCATTCCGTCATTGACATTCTCGGCACTTATAAATTCATATCTGCCATCTCCACGATTTGAAACACTGATTTTATAATTACCGTTTTCATATAAAACACTGCTGTTATCGGTCGGATGATATTCAGGCATATCTACTCCGAAAAGCGATTTATAAGTATCTCTTACGGAATTTTCAGACCATTCAAAATATCCGTTTTTATATTGAGTGGACATATCCGCGCCATAACCCTCTGTGTAATAATAGAAGATAAAGCTCTTTACAAAATCTTCACTTTTTAAATCGTTCTGAGTAAAATACGGTATCACATAACCTTGCTTCGCAAGAAACGATTTTGCATTATCGTCTAAAACAAAATCATTTTTACTCGGTTTTGTTTCATATACATATCCGTCTTTTGAAAGCTGAATAGTATTGTTGTTAAAATCAACATTGAAACCGCCTACCGTATCAGCTATATCACGAAGTTTAAAATATGTACTGCCGTCAATATTATATCCCTCTACATTAACGTTTTCGCCGTTTAATTGAATAGGAAACGTATTCTCTGTCGCAGTATAATTTACTGCCAAAGCTACCGAGCATGATAAAATCACACCTGTTGCAATACCTGCTATATATTTCTTCATATTCATAACCTCCCTTTTGTTTTATTATATCACAAAAGAAAAATATTTCAATAGTTTTTTAATCACCGAAACAACCGGCATTATCCATAATAACAAGCAAACGTATCATACTCTTTGTCAAACCGTATCCGTCCTCGCCGTCACCGTTTAGATAGCCTTTTCTTTTTACCTTTTCAATAGTCGCCTCTGCCCATGACGGCATAATGTCAACCGTATAATTTTCAAATCCGTCTGTTTTGTCAATAATAACAAGTGTACGAATAATATCCATTGTAAGACCGAGTTCATTATCGTCTGTACCGCTTATAATACCTCTGTCCATCAGCTTTTGAATAGTCGGTTTAGCCCAAGACGGCATATTATCGTCCATATAGTTATATATCATTGTGTTTTCAACACTGCTAAGCCTTTCTTCTATATTATCAATTCTTGCCATTATTTCATCATACTGTGCCACTGTCAGTCCCTCCTGTTCATCGTTTAAAAGATTAACCTCGCCGAGTTCGATTGAATAATTTAAGTCGCCGCCTGTGCCGACACTGTAATCAAACTTATCTATTGCCGCCGCTATATTTATATCTACATTGCAGATACCCGAAGACGTAATGACAAGCCGTATCGGAAGTTTACGTTTACGCCAATTTTCAATCTTGTCTGCGTATTCCTGCCCTTTCATACTTCTGTCCCTTAAATACGGATAGTCGGTCATCGGTAAGAAACTGCTCCACGATACAGTTTTAAGTTCGGGATTTCCGATAATTTTTATCCAACCGTAATTTGCCGTTTCAAAAGTTTCCGTACCTTGTGAACTTGATACGGTAAATTCGGACGGCGTGACAGGAATATGTATAACTTCTTCACTGTTGTTTATACTTAAATAGAAATCTAACATTTTGCCTCCTACATATTTGCCATACATTTTTGAATTTTAGGAACTATTACGTTTATAACGTCGTCGGCGATTTCATCGGTGGTTTTGTTGTCGGCGTTTATAACTATCTTAATTTCATTCGTTATAGTATTGCCGCCTTTGTTGCTTTCGGCTATGTATTGACTTAAATTGTTCCAAAATGTTCTAAGCGGAAGTATCGCCTCTGCTCCTGCCTCTCCGCCCATTTGAACTTTTCCGTTTGCATATCCGAACGCTGTCGGACGTGTCATAATACTGCCTTTTGCATTCCATTCAAGTCCAAGTTTCGGAATCGGTGTACTGACACCGGCTATACTTACCGTACCTTTTTGTACAATCTTAGGCGCTTTGATAATTCCTTTAATCTTACCCCAAACTTCCGATACCTTGTCGGCAATACTGCCGAATATCTCCTTGACTTTGTTCACCGCCGCACTGATTTTTTCAGTAATACCATTTTTAATGTTTTCAAAAATAGTCATTACGGTGTTTTTCACATTGCCAAACGCTTCGCTGAATTTACCTTTTACGACTTCCATCTTTTCACCGACTGCATTGACAACCTCGCCGAGCTTACCGCCTGTTAATTGATTAATTGCGTCATAGCCTGTCCTGTAGTATTCCTTGACACCCTCTATTGCCGCAAATGTAGCACCTTTCAGTCCACCGCCGTGCGCGTCATAGGCACTTTTTATGTTGTTCAGTTTTTCCGATACAACATTTTTAACACCGCCCCATAATTCTGACGTTTTTTCTTTGACTCCGTTCCACATCTCGCTTCCGATTGATTTGATACCTTCCCAAATTGACTTTATCAACTGCAAACCCAAATCAAACCAATTAACAGACTTAAATCCTTTTACGATTGCACCCGTTATTCGCGGTAAAGCCGCTATCAACTGCGGAATTGCCCGTACAAGTCCGACTGCTAAGTTTACGACCAACTGCATTCCGTTTTGTATAATTTGGGGCATCATCGAATATGACGCGCTAACAATTCCTGTTATCAGATTTACACCTGCATCTATTATTCTCGGTAAATTTGCTATCAAACCGTTAGCTAATGACGCAACAAGCTGAACGGCTCCCATAACCAATAAAGGAACATTATCCACTAATCCGTCAACCAACCCCTCTATCAAAGTTACTGCTCCGTTCACAATTTGAGGCATAGAATTAGTTAATCCTTGCATTAAATTGCTGACTATTTTTGACGCCGCATCTAATAACTGTGGCACTACGCTTGAAATACCGGCGACCGCTACAATAATCATATTGCTCAAGCACTCTGAAAATTGCGTTGCGCTCTGTGTCAGACCATTTACCAAAGACGATATAAGCGATACGGCACTGTTTGCCAATGTAGGAGCGAGGTCATTAATTAACGGTGGAATTGTTTCGCCGATTACCGGCGCCAACCCCTCAATTAAATAGCCGATACCACTCAAAGCACCTTTAATGGCGGGTATAATATTCTGTCCGAATGTTACGGCTGTATTAATCAATGCGTCTAAACTTTGGTCAAACATATCTCCGCCTGTTGTCAGTCCCACCAACACGTTTTGAAATGCCGCTTTCAGTGACCCCCACGATCCGCTTATTGTCGTGCTTGCCTCTTTTGCGGTTGTGCCGGTAATATCCATTTGAGTTTGAATTGCGTGAATAGCCTGTGTAATATCGGCAAATGATGAAATGTCGTACCTCTGTCCCGTAAGCTTTTCTGCGTCACTGAGAAGTCGTTTCATTTCCTCTTGTGTACCGCCGTAACCTAACTTCAAGTTGTCAAGCATAGTATAATTCTGTTTTGCAAATCCCTGATACGCATTTTTTATGGACTCCATATCCGTACCCATTTTATTTGCATTATCGGACATATCAACCAATGCCGAATTTGCGTAATCCGCCGCCTTGTTTGTATCTCCGCCTAAGCTTGATATTAATGACGCTGAAAATCCCGTAACAGTATCCATATATTCATTCGCCGACATTCCGGCAGTCATATATGCCTTATTTGCATTTTCTAATACAACATTTTGCGCACTCATCAAACTGTCGTATTTCCCTTGAATATCAGAAACACTTTTACCGACACTCTGTGCATATTCCTCAACACTTCTTCCGCCTGCTCCGAACAACGTTTCTACACCGCCCGTAAGTTGTTCATAATCAGCAAATGCACCGACAGACTTTGAAACCAAAGCCGTTACGGCAGTCGCCGCGGCCGCTCCTGCCACCGCTAAACCTTTTCCGACTTTTATGGCACTGCTCCCTATACCTTTCATTACAGAAGACATCTTTGAGGCGCTGTTCGTTGCGTCTTTCATCGACTCATTCATATTTTTGACACTGCCGATTACACTTTTTATCCCTCGGGCAAATCCACTCGCATTAAGGTTCATATTCAGAACTATCGAACTTTTATTCTGCAAAACTATTCACCCCCTACGCTATCACAAATGCACGGCATTTGCTCGCTATAATTTTGCTCTGCAAAATTATTCACCTCCCAACGCCTTCCACTTTGCGTACTCGTCATCATTTGCCTTTTTGGCACTTGCAAGGAAAAATATTTTTTCAATTTCTGGTCTTGCAAGCACCTTTTCGGGCAATATTCCTCTTTGCAGATAATGATGTATCATATAGAGTTCATCATCTGCCTCTATCAGTTTTTTACTTCTTCAACAAGTTTTACACTGTCGATATATCCCGCAAGTTTCATACACTCCATTGCAATCGGTGAGATTTCGCCGTCGTCAAAAATCTTTTCTACGATTTCTTCGGGATATGTACAGCCGTATGCCTCCTGAAGTTCTTTTGAATGTAAATCCGGTTCGGCAACACACTCATAAACAAGGTGAGCGTCACCGTCCTTTTCCATTTCCGCCGATTCTGTTGCAAGCGACTTTGTCGGTGCTTTTATAACAATCTCGCCACCAAGGCTTTTTACATAAACTCTCGCTCTTTTTACGTTTTTCTTTGCCTCAAGCACTTGCTCCTTACGCTTAATAAGTTCCGCAAGAGTAATTTTTGTATTCTTATCCATAATCTTTTACCTCCGTTATTACGCATTCATTGTAGATGTAAGGTCATAGTCGGTAAAACCGCCGCTGAATTCTTCTTCAACTATCTTACCGGTTTCAAAATTCATAAGTGACACATCATTATACCAACAATTATCAAGTTGAATTGTTTCATAACCGCCGTTATCAGGATCTTCAAGTCTTGCCACCAACGTATGTCTTGTATCTTTACCTTTTTTATGTCCGTCAGCTATTTCTTTACCCCTTGAATATACTTTTCGTACGGTATATGAAAATTCATAGTCAACGCCCATAAGCTTTGAATCGTTCGTTGTATCGCCGGCAAAACTTACACTCTCACGATTTGTCTTTTCCTTTGCCTCAAACTTATACACTTCATAGGCAAGACTTCCGTCAATCCAAAGTTTACCGAATGTACCGGAACAAAGTTGATTGCCTCTCGGTTTAACACTTTCAGCCATTATCTATCACTCCAATCCTATTTTAAAACTCAAGTCCTCAATACAATCCTGTATTGTAATATCCGCACCCGCAAATATGATACTTCCCGTATTTGCCACTTCGACCTCACTGTCTGTCCAATCCGACACGTCATATTTTTGAGCAAGCCATTCACGTTGCGACTGAACGTCAATATAAGCTCTGCAATCGGCACCGTCATACAATACGCCCTGTGACTGCAACGACTTAAAATACTGATTAACCGCACCGATAAACAACATTTTATTTTCGTGACTGTTTACAACATTAATATAATTTTCCTCAAACGATGCTTTTATATCATCTCTTATGAGGTCAAGACTGTCTATAATCTTGATTTTCTTCATATCCTCCGTCTTATCGCCCGACAATGTTACAAGCGAATTGACACCTCTGCCGACTTTAACCTTTTCGCCGTCATTGATAAGTATAAACTTACCGCCGTCAATATCATCATCCGGAGTTGTACTTTCCGTTATGCTTTCAACCTCTGCAAGAGTTTGATACGTCGCACCCTCTGTCATAGGCAATCCTGCCAAAAGTCCTGCAATACGGCAACAGTATTCGGCAGTGGTATAAACCTTTGTACCGACTTTTATATCATTGGTTGCGAAGTTTATAATACCCTCATTATTCGCCGCATACGGAAGTACGGCTTTAAATGTCTTTTTCGCATTTCTCTGTGCAATAATCCAATCCGCAATATCTTTTTCGTTATCGGCAAGCGACGGTATTGCAAGGTAATTCCACTTTTTATTTTTTAATCGTGCAAGTGCGTCGTCATAGGTATCTTCCGCACCTATTCTCTCGACAATAACCCTTTGCGGTCCGCCGAGGAACGTCTTGCTTATGTAATCATAATTTGCGGTTGTCCAATGAGATTTTACAACTTCACTCTCATTTGTATACGAATATGATGTAATATCACCTTTGGTTGCGTCACGCAAAATCAGTGCAACAATGCCGTTTGCACTTCGTTTAATTGCCGTTTCAGCTTTGGACTGAAACACTATATTTATTTCAGGTAAACCCATTATAAATCTCCTCCTAATATCAAATCTTCTGCCTTATCGTATGTACTTTCGTTTCTCACCTTAACGGTGTAATTGTATACAAGCTCCGTCACAAGCGTGTAGTTTTCCAAAGAAAAATCTATACTAAAACTTCTTATACGCATACCGTCGGACAATACAAGCGGATTGTATAAAAACAAACCTCTTAATTTTTCAGCCACATAAATAAATTCATCTTGACTTATATCTTTCGGAACATATCTTATTCGTACCGTCTGCGTTTCATCGTCCAAAAACGTATTTGTCGCCTGTACGTTAAGCGGAAACATCTCAACGATAAAACAAGGTTCGGAAAAACCTTGTTCGGTGTATGCGGTATAAACCGCATTGCCGAAACAGTCATAAATAGCTTTTGTTACTGCATTTTTAATACTCGTCATCATTTCAGTATTTCCTCCATCTTCCGCATAAGTATTTTCGGTGCTACCTTATCGACTTTCGGTACTACGGTGTTAAGATATTTTTTGCCCTCAACCCACTTTTTGCCGTTTTTCTTCGGCTTGTAATTGGGCGAAGTACCCTTTCCCCACCTTGTACGGTGTCCGAACTCTACATAAGGAGCATATTCAAGTGCGGTATATATTCCGCCTTTTACCGTACTTCCGCTTACAGTTGTTCTTTCTGCTTGCCAACTCTTTTTCAGTGTACCGCCCGTTTTACCGTTCTTGTAATGTCCGGGTTTTGTTACGTTACTGATGTATTTTAATGCCCTCTGTGAAATTACATTCATAGCCGATGCACAAGCTTTGGTGTAATCCACACTTTCCATTTGCTTTTGTAATTTCTCAAGCTGTGAAAAATCAATCTCATTCATTACGCATAATCCTCGAATAATTCCAGTGCAATTTCTTGGTGCGATGTATAAACCGCACTTTCACCGCTACGGCAATAGTCAGTTGTTTTTCCGTTTTGTGTAACGGTTATTTTACTGCCCGACGGTATTTCAACCTCAGGCGCAATAAAAAGCACAACCGATTGCGATACGGTGCTGTATCCGTCGTCCTTTGCCGCCGAATTTCGGCTTTGAAATGAAAGTCGGCAAGGCTGTTCGGTTAAAACAGCCTTTTCGGTAAATACAGTTTCTCCTGTTTCCTCATTCACGCTTGAAACTTTCACTTTGACAGAACATAAACCTTTATACAGTCTTTCAATCGCCGCTCTTACCATATTCATCACCACACCAACTTTCTGAAACGTGCAAGCCTTGCTTTGTAGTCTTTAAACACGCTCGACATACTGCTTGAATTACTGCCGTACGATACCGTAACATCGCCCTCTTTGATTGACGTTACATTGTCGTATCGTCCCGATGATGCCGATATATCATAGCGGAACAAGTCCGCCGCCATAAGTATAACGGTATGCTTTAAATCATCGGGAATACCGTCAATATGGCAATAATTCTTGATATATTCGATTGTGCTTTCAATACATCTTTCGGCTTTTCCTCTGTCATCTTCGCTTATGCCGTACATATCCGCAAAAACAGCTATATACTCATCCATAAGTCACCTCATCAAATCTTGTGACGCATTTCGACAATTCTAATCTGCTTAGGGTCATATACAGGTGTCCAGTTTGTTGCATTAGCAAGTTCCGTACGCGTAGGACCTTCCGTATTTGCGACATCGGCGTCCGTAAACTTAACACCGCGTGGGTGAAGAATATACGTCTTACGATTGATAAGATAGTCAACACCACTGCCCTTTTTCTTATCTCTGTCTGTTTCGGTTGCAACAAACTTTTCCGGTGTACCGTTACCGAGTGCAATCGCACCGTTGCCGAAAAGATATGTTGAAAATACTTGACTCGAACCCGAACCTGTTACGGGACAGCCGTCATCAATAATAACTCGCTTACCCATATATGTACTGAACGGATTTGCACCGGACGGCTGAATTACGTCAATAAGGTCTTGCTTTCTGAGTGCCGCCTCAACCGCACTGTGCATAACAACAGCGGTAAGTTCCGCTTTGTTGTCGCCTAAAAGCTGTTGTGCGTCAATAAAAGCACTTCCGCTCCATTTTGCACTGTTACCGCTTGCGCTTGAAATATCAAGAATGTTTGACGCAAGTCTTGTTTCAGCCTCTTTAGGCGAACCGTCGGATACTGCCGGAATTGTGCCGAAGATACCTTTAAGCACAGCGATAAGTTCCTTTTGTAAATCTCTCACCCAAAAGTCAGATACAAGACTTGCAATCGCCGCCATAGGGTCAGCACCCGACATTGCGGCCGAAAGGTCTGTCGCACTCCACATTTTTGCACGTCTTAAAATTACCGCAACGTCTTTCTTACTGCTGATTTTGTCGGCAGTAAGGTCGTCACCCTCGATAACCGTTTCCGATTCACCTGTTAGGTCAGAGAAAAACGGCATATTTACAAGCGGACTTGCCTGTGACGCAAGCTTGTCAAACTCTGCGTCGTTTTGAACTATACCGCTCTGCACAAGTGCCGATTTTTCAAGTGTTTTTTGAATAACGTACGGATTAAACAGTTCCGGTACGATAATATCTGATAATGTTGTTCCCATATTAAATTCCTCCTGTCGTTCCTGCCTCTTGCATTAATACTTTTGCTCTTGCAGGGTCGTTTTTATAAATTTCACCTTGTTTGGTAAGATTAAATGTTTCCTTTGCCCAAGGATTTACGTCTGAACCTCCACCGCCGCTTTTTGGTGTGTATGCTCCGCCTTTTTCGGCAAAAAGGTGTGAGTACGTCTTATCCTCTCTGAGCGGTTTAAGAATATCGTCTACACCGACAGGCTTTCCGTCTTTGTCGAATGTAAACTTATCAATTCCGCCTTGCTTGTAAATAAGATAGTCGGCATCGGTTACACCGGCTTTTGAAAGCTGTTCCTTTAATGCGTATGTCTTTGCGGTGTTCAACGCATCTGTTTTAAGCGTTTCAATCTCGCTTTCATACCCTTTGATTTTGTTCTGCAATTCCGCGTTGTCGGCATTTGATTGTTTAAGGTCCTCAATGGTTTTGTTCGCCGTTTTAAGCTCCGTAACTTTGTCATTGAAAACATTTTTCGGTACTGCATACTTCGGAAATTCAGAGTTTACAGTCGACATCACTCCGTCAATATCCAATTTGCCGTCCTCAATCTTTGCCTTTTCCAATATTGCCTTTAACCATTCCATTCTTATTTCTCCTCCATAATTAATTTTTTATTCAGGTGCGTTCCTGTAAAAAGCATTGTTCTTTATTCTCTGCAACGCTGAAAAAAGAGTATAAAAAAAGCACCGTTTTATAGGTGCTAAGGTGGTAAACCTCGTATATTCACTTGTCCCACTCTCCTTTTTTGTATCAAAAAAGCACCCACTGTTTCAGTAAGTGCTTGACATAACATTTGTTAAGTGCTATAATTCAAGTAAAGAGTAGGAGCGATAAAACGATTGTTTCTACATCGAGATGTTTATTTTGAATGTAGATTACATTCTACACCAAATAACCGCCTTATGCCAGTAGGGCGGTTATTTTTTTAATATCCATACAATAAGCAAAATCAATACAAGTTGTATCGTTGTTTCACTCATAATATTTCCTTTCCAAAACAACCGCCTATCGCTCAAACTCAATACCCGAGCCGTTAGGCTACATATAATATATCATATTTTGTCCTTATTTGCAAGTCGCTTGCATAGAAAAAGCACGCCCTAAGACGTGCTTAACGTTTATTTAATTTAAAATATATCCGGTATGGTTACTTCTTTTTATTAAAGGTTACTTTAGTTTCTAAAAGCCACGCTTCCGCCTCTGCTCTCTTTTTGTCATATAATTCATTATATTTTTTATAAGCCTTAACTGCCTCTTCCGGTGCATCGGGGCTTAACGACGGTGTTTTCAAAACATCATAATACGGTTCAAATGTCTTTCTCAATGCCCTTTCTTCTTCGGTCAATATTAATCTCATCGTATTTTCCCCCTTTCTAATAATTTTTGCACCCTATACTCGGTATAAGTTTCATCGTAGTTAGCTCTACCAAATTCATCTTCCGCATACTTACTTACAAATATATTATATCCCTTTGCTTTTTCTCTGTCAAGTTTCTTCTTACAATATTCACGCAAATACGCTATATACTTTTTGTATTCTTCCGGCGTATTTATGCTGTTCCCCTTTTTCCTGTAATCATCGGCATCTTGCCAATGTATCAGCTCATGCAAATACGTACTGACGGGATTATCACCCATCGCCAAATCCTTTTGCAGGGTTTCTATATCGGCTGAATGAAGAAGTTCGGCATTTATATATAAAATATTCGATATAGAATTATATGACGCAACTGCCGATTTCTGCATTTCCTGTTCACTAATAAGAAACATTGTCGGCTTTGTTTCGCTTTTGCTCTGCTTTAATAATTCATATGCGGAAGTAATACACTTATTCAGATTGTGCAATTCTTTCGGCTTTAGCTTTACGCTATCTGTAGCATACATATCATATTTTGAATTTGTAACTCTTGACAAATTCAATTTTTGCCCGCCTCTTACAGTTTCAGCCGTATCACTTGTATCCACTTCATACGGCTTATAGTTTTGCAAAACATCTTCTTCCGGCATTGTATGCTCTATTCCCTCTTCGTCCGCAAAATATGCCGTTATTGTACCACGACAACGGGTATGAAACGGTGGTGCGGTTATGCCTTGCTGATATTCTGACAATTTAAAATGCTTACCGTTCATACTTGCGCACTCATCGCAAATATCACTGTCCATATTCTCGTCAATCTCGTATTCGTCACACCCTGCGTCCATTATCGAACGCAATCTTGCGTCAACCATAATATGCGTATATTCCGTCTGATACAGTGCGGCGGAACGGCTTTTTGAAACATTCATTCTTGCAGAAATATTTTTAATCATTTTATCGGGACTGTCGCCCCTCGTTATGCCCTGTACAAGATTTGTATTAAGCTCTCTTAAAAGTTTCTGCTTATCGTTCCATATCCTGTCGGAGAAATTACTTCCGTCAAGCCACTTTTCATATATCGCATTCTTTACCGTGTCACGGTCGAACTTTGCAAAATTAACAGCATAATCAACCGAATCGGCTATATGTTTATGTGTTGTATAATATGTATCACTGTATGCCTTTTTAAGTGATGTTGAAAATTTATTCTCTTGTTTTTGCTTTAAGAGTTCAACTTCTCCGCGCATTTGATATTTGAGTGCCTCCAAACGGCTTACTCTTGAACGCATATACTCATTATCAAGCATTGTCGTCCACTTGCCGTCTGCGTTATCAAGTGCTTTTTCTCGAAATTCTTCAAGCGACAACTTAAAGCCTTTAAGTTCGTCACGGCTTAGCTGTTTTCGCGCCTCTGCCATACTGATACCGTTTTCACCGGCATACCTTGCGTAAAACGTTTCAATCTCTTTTTTTATGCCGTTTAAGGACCTTTCATACTCTTTTATAAGTTCGCGTTCTATATCATCGGCTTTCTGTGCGTGGATTTTTAAAAGCTCACTGTTCCTCTTCTTCCAATACTCGTTCATTATGTCCACCCATTATATCGTCACTGTCGTCCTTTTCTTCCGCAATTCTCTCCATTTCCTTATCTGCGTCCTCAACAAACGGATGACGTTCGATAATCGTGCGTTGAGATATAACACCAACGCTTTTTTGTGCTATATCCGCAAGTTCGGTGTCGTTTGAAACGCTTGTCCTTGTCCACGTCTGTGTGACATTCTCGCAAGCGATACCGCTGTAATCGCATATCGCTTTGATGAGTTCTTCAAACCCACTCCTAAACTCCATTTCTGCCATACCGGCTTTGAGTTCAAGCAGTGAATACAAATATTTCAATGCCGTACCCGATGAATTACCGAAGTTCTGTGGGTCCGGGTCAATACCTTTACCCTGTTCAAAAATACTCTTGCGTGTCATTTGGAGCATTTTCTCTCTTGCCTCAACCGGAATATCAATCGTCAAAGTCGAAAGCCCTCCGCTTGCTCCGTCCTCCGAATCAAGCTTAACAGTCTTGTACTTCTTGAGCTGTGTCAAAAACTCCGAAAGGCTCTCGCCCTCATATCCGCTGAGTACGAATATAATCTCCTGTATATCTTCAAGGTCGTTTATAAAACCGCTGTATGTCTTGTCATATGTATCAATAAGTCCTTTTATCGGTGTAAGGTCATCACGATGAAAGCCGTTATTGAAAAACGGAATAAACGGTACACGTCCGAAGTTATGACTGTACACGTTACATACAGTTCCGTTTGTTTCAACGTCGTACACGTTGAACATATTATACATTTCAAGCCGTTCAAGACCGTCGCCAATCTTCTTACGGAATACACTGCATTCCTTATCAGTCCAATACTCATAAACGTGGTAAGTGTCACCGTTATCGTCAAGCTCTTGATATGTTCTGAAACACGCCGTAAGTTCGTGTTCCAAAGTATCGCTCCATATCGGTATAACTTGCTTGCTGTCTATAACGTCGTACTTAAATCCGTCATTATCCCAGTAGTGAATCCAACCCAAACCCGCATTTGACGCATTTATCGCAAGTCTTGAACATATTTTCGTGTATCGACTGCCGAGTATATTGCTTATTTTCTCATTCGCCGATTTATTCCCGACATCAAATAACGGCGGTGACGTAAACATATATGCGGACTTTTGGTCTACAAGCAAGCCGTGAAAATTTGACGGTATTCTGTTATCGGCATTTCTCAAAGGCTTTTCGTCCTCACTATGCTTTATGTGCAAAATATCGTTGTCGTTTAAGTAATACCTTTCCGCCGTCTGCACTCTCGATATAAAATTCTCGTGTCCGGGTATATATTTTTTTATCAACTTTTTCACTGTTTCCAAATCCATTTTTTATCACCTACTTTAAAATTGACAGTCCGCCTTTTTTCCTGTTCATCATCTCCGCAATACCCGTTGTTGCATCAGGTGCGTCGTCGTGCTTGTTCTTGCCCTCACGTTGATATGTCGTCATTGCCTTATAGTATTCGGGAAAACGTATGTGCCAGTCGCAAGGAAAATATATATGCTCCATTACCCAAGTGCTGTTGGATAATATTCGTGCCTCTTTGTTATTGCTTTGATGAAACCATTTCACCGTTGTAAAATTACTGCCGTATTTTTCGGCAAGTATTTCACGCACACGTCTTGCGAACGAACGTCCGCCGTTATTGCTTTCAATCTTTGCAAGATTTACGTTATTCTCGTACAATCTGCGTGCCGTTTCACCCTCTGTAATCTCCATAGGCTCATCGGTATAATACACGTCTATGACGTATACTTCTTTGCCGTATATGCCGTATATTATGTTGCAGAGATAGTCCGCACCAGTATCGGCGGTATCGCAATATGATTGTATTTGCGTAATCGGCGGTAAACTGTCGTATGTTTTAAGCGTTGTGTAGAGTTTGCCTTGCAAATCAATCGGCTCTTGCTGATAATTCGCACTTGCTATGTCCGCACCCATTGCCTTTATCTTTAAATCATAACTGTATCGTGAGAGTATCTCATCACAAAGCATACTGCCGTCATCACATACGGCTTTCATCATTATTACTCTGTGAGATATGTTGTTGTCACTGAAATACTCAATCGCACGTCCCGCAAGGTCGCCCGACGCCCAACGTGTCATTATAATAATTATCTTGCCTTTTTCTTCAAGTCGTGAAAACATTGTGTTTGTAAACCATTCCCAATGCTTTTCTTTTACTGTTTCATTGTATGCTTCTTCCGCATTTTTGATAAGGTCGTCGATAATTAATAAACTTGCTCCGAAACCTGTTGCCGTACCCGACGGCGATGTTGCAAGATAGTTGTTGTAACCGCCCTCCAAGCTCCATAGATTCATTGCCCCGTCGCCTTGCTTTATTTTCACATTCGGAAATATGTCACTGTAAATAATCTTTTCCGTATCGGCTTTTTCCTCCTGTATCGCATTACGCACCGCTTTTGAAAAGGTGGTTGATAATGTTTCATTGTATGAACCGGTCATTATCTTCTCACTTTGATTTCTGCCGAGTACCCATTCGACGAACATTGACGCAGTACGGCTCTTGCCGTGTCGTGGCGGTAAGTTTATAATCAGTGCGTCTTCGTCACTTTCGTAAAACGATTGCATTTCGTTGCATAGTCTGACAAGAAATTTTCTGTCTGTTTTGTAAAATGACGGTGCAGATAAATGGCAAAAATAAAAGAACTCACGTCTTGCAAGTTCTTTTTTCGCCTCAAGCATTATTAAGTTTTTATCCATCGCCTATCAACTTCCTTAATTCATCGGTCGTAAGATTTGCCATAGGATTGTTTATGTCCATTGTGCCACTGTGCTGTATCTCTTGCTTTGGTGAAAATTCATCTTTGCATTTGCGTTCAAGATACCATAACGATAAATTAATATCACCCTTTTTTATCCCGTGTGCAACGTTTAATTTCGACTTCATTTTGATATTGTCTTTAAGTAGCTCTTTTCGCTCCGAAAACTCCTTGTGTTTCTTGCAGTAATCGTATAACGTGCTTACCGCTATATCCGCATAAATACAAGCCTCTCGGTCACTTAACCCCATTAAAAATCCCTCTTCGAGTTTTTGGACTGTCTCTTTCGTAATCTTTCTCGGTCTTGCCATGAATTTCACCTCCTGTTTTTAGATATAGAAAAAGCACTACCTATGCGATAGTGCCTTATATTTTACTTTGATACAACAGTGACATCGTATTGTTTTTATCCGTTGTTTGTATTGCTTTCTTCTTTTTCGGCTATCAGTTCATCTAAAACTTGTAAAGCTATGGTGCATTGCATTAATTCTTCATTTTTATGAATATTATAGCGTATTAGCAAAAAACTTACACCAAGTATGATAATAATAATCATAATTATATACCAAAGTACGGAATCTCTTTCATTTTCAGATATTAAAAAATTCAAAATAGACATACATAATGCGATGATTGATACAATAAAACTCAATCTACTATACACATCATTCTGTTTTCTATCTTCATAACGAACTTCAATTCTCAATTTTTCACTTTTTAAATATTCCAGTGTTTCGTTTTCATAGAACTTTTTTAAGTCTTTACGATATTTTAAATATTCTCCATCATCATTATTCGTTTTTAATATACGTTCTTTCATTCTTTATCCTCCGTAAAATTGTATTTGTGTATATAATTCGACAATATCACACAAAATTCCTTTTTTAGAAGAATAATTTTTTAATATCTCCATTCCCACCAATTACACGAGATATTCACCCATCATCTCACGATGATACACCGCTTATGTTACTTATTCCATGATACACTATATCACAGGTTCAATGTGACATTCAATGACATTCTTAATTTCAATCAGTGCGTTACCGTGTAAACGCAAAATATGTCTGTATCCGTAATTCATTTTACAAGCAATCATTTCCCACGTTTGAAAATTGAGATAACGCAATATAAGGATAGTCCTAAGAGTTGCGTCATCGAGTTTATTCACGGTTTCCAAAATCTCTTTTTTAATCTCATACAGTCTGTCAATGCGTTTATCTATCAATTCGGAATAAGCGGCATAGCTTATGAACTTATTCTCCGAAGTATTCACGTTTGACGTCCGCACCTTTTCACTGCCCGACTGAGCCACAGTGCTTGTTGCGTTTGTCAATGCTCGCTCCTGCTCCAAAATCAATGCGTTAATCTCCTCGTCCGTCTTTCTCGCTCTCGAAAGCCATTCTTTACATTCTTTAATCGTCAAATCGTTTTCCTCCACTTCATTCAATTTTCAATTTTACTTTTTCAATCGGCACAATAATTACTGCGTGTTTGGTTTTGTCCAACAGTTCAAGTGAATATTTCAAAAATCCTCTCGGGTCTTTTCTTGCGATACACGCATTAAGGATAAACGGTGTCGGTTCGGGGATATTATAAAAATCAGAGTAATAAACCGTTTTATTCAGATTTTGTTTTACTTCAAGAATATCCATATCACAAATCCTCAATGCTTATAAATATACCCGTCTGCTCCGCCCAAAACTTTTCTGTTATTTCACTTGCCACAAGTGCGTCATCTTTCCAAAATCCCACTTCCGTCATAACATCCTTAAGCATTTTCTGTAAGTTATCCGTATCGGGTTTTGTTGCCTTATACTCACCGTCCGAATGCTTGCCTTTAGGGAAGCACCACTTTGTCACCATACGCACAGGCTTTTCAAACATCTTTTTAGGTGCGTAATGCGAAAGATGTGCCGCAAGTTTTTCTCTTACCGCTTTAACTTCCGGCGGTTCATAAAATACCGGCTTACCTTTTACGACCGCAATCTTTTTTTCTTGATACGTTTTTGTCGGCGGTATCATTGCCATAAAAAATTGTACTTTCATTTTCTCACTTCCATTTATTTACTTCGACTTATTTTGAAATTTTGCTTTGTCAGTCAGTAAGGGGAAGGAGTTGTTGTGCGTGAGCTTTCGCACAACTACTTCCCCCTGACCTTAGGGAAAGGGAAACCTTTATATATACGTAGTATATATACATTTTCCTTCCCTCGAGAAAAAGTCGATATTTTCCCGAGTTTTTCTTCCCTAAGGAAAATTTAATTTTTCTCGACTTTTTCCTTAAGGAAAGGAAAGAAATTTTTTCGACTTTTTCCTTATCAGTGAAATTTTTAAGAGTAATTTTCCCTCCGACATTTTCCCTCTTATTTCTTACCTACTTGACCCTCATCAATCCAAAATCCACCGTGTTCTTTCAATCTTTTTCTTACTGTTTTTTCCGTAACGCCCATATATTCCGCCATAGATTTTACTGTCACTTTATCATCAATTCCGCACGCTTCAAATGCTGTTTCAAGTGAATTTTTACGTTCTGTTTTACGTTCTGCGTCCGTTTTCTTTTTAGCAAAATTCTTCTTCCATGTAGGCATTCCGTCATCAACTGCAATGTCTTTTAACACTCCGATATTATCAATATCATGTACCGGATATTTAAACCACAGGTTTACCGGTGTGAATTTCGGGAACTCTCTAAGCGTACCCTCTATACGCCACGCACTACGGCTTTCTACCTCTTTTCTTACCTTACCGACATCTTCTATAACGCACTCGTAAGCGTCGTTTTCAAGGTATTCTCGGCACAATGCAAGCATTTGAGTTTCACTACACAAATCGTCCTGTGAGGCATGATACAGTTTATCGTATTTATATAACCAACCCTCACATACTTTACATACTGCCTTATTCTTTTCCTGTTTTAATATATCGTCGTTCAATTCAAGTTCTACAAGGTCGATAAGTGCATCTGGATCACGTGCAAACACACCCGAGCCAGACGCTCTGTCCATACTTCTTTTACCGCCCTGCGCACCCTTACTGTGATGATGACAATATATCACCGCACAGCCGAGTTCCGTACACACCTTGTCGAACTGATTGCAAAAGTGTGCCATTTGGTCTGCACTGTTTTCGTCACCCGTTATAACCTTATATATCGGGTCAATTATAATCGCTATATAATTCTTTTTACTTGCTCTGCGTATAAGCTTTGGAGCAAGCTTGTCCATCGGCACACTGCGTCCTCTTAAGTTCCATATATCTATGTTGGATAAGTTGTTTGGTGTTATGCCGAGTGCGGTATAAACGTCTTTAAAACGGTGCAGACAACTTGCTCTGTCGAGTTCAAGATTAACATACATCACTCTGCCTTGTGTACAGTTCCATTCAAGCCATTTCTTTCCCTCTGCAATGGCACAGCACAATTCTATAAGTGCATATGATTTACCTGCCTTTGACGGTCCTGCTATAAGCATTTTATGTCCCTGTCTTAAAACTCCGTCAATAAGCGGCGGTGCAAGAGAGGGCAAGTTATCCCACACGTCCGCCATACTTTCCGGATCGGGCAAATCATCATTCACGCTTTCAATCCATTCACGCCACTCATTCCAATTTTCTTTACCTATATTGGTATCAAGAAGATATTGTTTTTTACCGTTACGCATTATGCCCGGCATACGCGATAATCTTGACGGATTTCTATTCTGAATATCAAGTTTCAATCCGTTTTTATTACACACGTTATACAGATAATCAACACGTTTTTTATATTCTTCATACGTTGATGCGTCAATTTTCACTATTGCGTGAAGGCTTTTCTTACCACTGTATACAAGTGCCGCAACAGGCAATTCCAACTCTGTTATAATGGCTTTTTGTGCCGAAATGTCCATTGTATCGGATTCAACAAGTGCATATCTGAACTCCGTTACGTTTTCATTTTTTACGCCCTTACCATCAAGAGGGTTAAACCTTATCCATGCCCCGACTTCACTGTTATAATCGCCGAACACGCTCCCTATATCACCTTTGCATTGGTACAGTTCCTTTATAAGCTGACCTGCCGTTCTGTCATAGCAACCTTTTGACGGCAAAAACTTTCCGTCATGTTCCCAGCTTTCGGTAACGTAACCTACATTTTCGTCTGATTCAAAAAGTGTTTCGAGGTATGTGATAATCTGCTCTGTCGGATTCCATTGTTCGGGAATATGTATCTCACTGCGTTCAAGCCAGTTCCTGTCTACTACAACAAGTTCGTCTTTAGAACCTATTTCACTGTCCCAATCAAGCTCGGCTGATACATTTTCATAATGGTATCCGTTTTCTTTAGCCATTTGAATGATAGTTCCGGCAGTAACGGGAGCAGATGAGCCTTGAAATGTCGTCCACTTCTTTGCACATTCACCGCTATGGTAACGGTTTACGTCTTTCATACTCCACATATCCCAATCAGATACCATATATCCCTCGTGTTTTAGTGCCATACCTACGTTTATCCACTCTTGATAACTGCAAGTTGACGGATCAATATATTCAAGAATTTCTGTCAAATTATAATCGTTCATATCTTAATTCCTTTAATATTCACTCGGATTTATCCCCGACGGTATTCGCCAACCGTTTGCGGCAATTCTGTCAATAAGATTTTTTGCTTTTTCAAACTCCCAAACACCGACGTGCTGAAAACCTCGACTTTCAAGAAAGCGTATTTGCTTTGGAGTTGTAAGTCCTGCCACACGTCTTTTCTCCAATCGTTCAAGCAGTTTGGTTGCCTTACCTGCGTTATCTATTTCATCAGGGAATATTCCGTATTTTTCAAGTACCTTTATTTGTTTGTCTGACGGAGGCGACATTTCCCAACCGAATGTCGGTACATATCCCGATAAATCTTCGGCTTGTATGCTCATTTCAAATTGCAGAGGATCAACCAATTTACGCTTACGTTTCTTCATTTCCGCAAGAAGATTTGCAAGTGCCTCTTCTCTTTGTGCAACTACATCTTCGCTTGCCTTTTCCTCTGCCTCTTCTATGTCAACAGGATAACCCGCATTTTCGATATTCTCCGTCATTTTTACGGCAACTTCTTCATTTTCGCAAATCAAATGTGCGGGGTGACACAGTTCGTGTCGTTCCGTATGCCATAAAAAATCGAGTAAAAGTAAGTGGTCCTTATTCGGTGCAAGTCTTGTTCCGCGTCCTACCATTTGACTGTACAAACTGCGTACTTTTGTAGGTCTTAATATGACAACGCAATCCACATCGGGGCAATCCCAACCCTCTGTCAAAAGCATTGAATTGCACAACACATTATACTTATTGTTTTCAAAATCATTTAATATTTCTGCTCTTTCTTTGCTTTCGCCGTTTACTTCCGCCGCTTTAAAACCTTTTTCGTTCAGAATATCTCTAAACTTTTTACTCGTCTTTACAAGTGGCAGAAATACAACCGTTTTTCTGTTTTTGCAGTGCTTTGTCATCTCATCGGCTATCTGATACAAATACGGATCCAGTGCCGTACTTATATCACTTGATTTAAAATCCCCTGCTTGCATACCTACGCCTGTCAAATCAAGTTTTAACGGAATTGTTAGAGCCTTTATTGGACTTAAATATCCCTCTTTAATAGCTTTGGGAAGTGTATACTCATATGCAAGGCTTTCAAAAACCTGTCCGAGATTTTTCATATCGCCTCTGTCCGGTGTTGCAGTGACTCCAAGCACCTTTGCCTCTGAAAAGTGGTCTAATACACGTCTGTAACTGTCTGATATGCAGTGATGTGCCTCGTCTATGATGATTGTATCGAAATAATCACTTTTGAATTGATTTAATCTTTTTTCACGCATTAGTGTTTGTACCGAACCTACAACAACTCTGTACCAACTTCCTATACAGCTTTCCTCTGCCTTTTCCGTTGCACAACCTAAGCCGGTTGTTTTCATAATCTTGTCAGACGCTTGTTCCAACAGTTCCCCACGATGTGCAAGTATTAAAACACGCTGACCTTTTCGCACACATTCTTCCGTTATTTTTGCAAAAACTATTGTTTTACCGCACCCTGTCGGAAGAACGAGCAATGTTTTATTACAGCCGTTCTCCCACTCGCGGAAAACGGCTGATTTAGCTTCATTTTGATATGGTCTTAATTCCATTTATTACACCGCCTTAAAAACTTCCCGGAGTAAATGACGACGCAGGTGATTGCGTTGGTTCGGCTTGTGTTCCTGTCGGCTCATAGAATTTTTTGATTTTATTGGATTTTAAGACTTCACCTGTTTTTGTGCTTGTATATTCATGTATACCGATTTTACATCTGCCTGTTGCTCCGACAACCGCACTCCAATTCATACGGCATTTTTCACCGTGTTTTCTCTGTCCTATTGCGGTAAAAAATGCGCAAAGCATTCCCTCTGTTTTGGTATGTAAAAACAGGTTGTGTTTAATCGTACCTTGATTACCTTTGCCGTCCGCAACGTTTAATGTTATAATCGCTTTATTGCACGGCGGAAGTTTAGCACTTCCTTGATGTCTGCCACGCTCAAAGCCTGTTACCGTAAAATTATAATCACCGTCGGGCAATATTTGAAACTCATTGTCGTTTTCTATTTCATCATCCCAACCAAATTCTCTTTCTTCTGCCATTATTCATTACCTCCTTGAAATACATTTTCATTTCTCATTTTCTTTATAATCTCAAATACTTGATTCCATGCTCCTACCAATACACCGTTGATAAAATCAGCATCGTAATTTTCTATCGGTGTATCTTCGGGATAATATCCTTTATACGCAACTGCCTGTCTGATTTCTGCGTCTGTTACCTTATTAATCTGCATTAAATCCGACAATGCTTTCGGTATATTTCCGTTCGGCATATCAAACGATTGTGCCGGTGTATCAAATTCTTTTCTTTCGTCTGATACGTTGTTGTCAATCGGCGGTGCAGGCGGTGCAACTGTCGTTTTTTGTGGTGGTGTGACTACCTGTGAAACAGTCGGCTCTATATGTGGTGCGACTGTCGGTGCATTATCTTTAAAACAATGTGCAATTCGTTCATATTCAAACGGCATTTCGTCCGGAAGATTATGACGATTTTTCGCATCCCAACAAGGGTGATGTGTGGTGTACATTGTTCTTGTACCGCCCTGTGCCTTATGTTTTGTTCCTTTGTCATCTGTCGCAACCGAAAATGTTTTATAATTGACAAATAAAATCATATCCGCCCACTCTTTCAAAATAGGTGAAATCTGCGAACTTGTTTTTTTGCCGAGTTTTAACTCCCAACGGTCATACGCTCCCATTTCGTCCGGCTGTTCAAACTTGCGTAATTGTGCGTGAGCCGTCAAAACTACATTTATCCCCAAGTCAATCAATTCATCAAGTGAATTTAAAAATCTGCCTATTTCCTCTAATTCGTACACATATCCCGAACCGTATCCGAAATCTTCAATACTTTTTTTGTTATTATCTGCGCATATCTTTGCAATACAAAGTCTTTCCGCCCAGTCAAAAGTATCTATAATGTATGTTTTGCATACAGTCGGATTTGCTTTGACATATGCTACTTCCTCTTTTAGCAATGTCCAAGAGGTAGGCTTAGGCAAACGTCTTACGTCCATATGCTTTGTACTGCCCTCTGTATCTGAAAACAGAGGATTTGGGAACTTCGACGCAAACGTTGATTTGCCTATTCCCTCCGGACCGTATATGATTACTTTTTGTGCCGATTCGATTTTTCCGCTTGTAATATCCATTAAAATTCTCCCTCTTTCCAAGTTTTTGTCGCATTAGGTGTTGCTATGCTTAATTCGCTTGAATATCCGTCCTCAATGATGATACTGCATTCTTCACCTGTACTTACTCTTGTGGCTATTGCCTGCAATCCCTCTTTTTCAAGCCATTCGCCGAACTCTTTTAATGTGTCGGTATCCATTTGCTCCAACTTGTCAAGAAGTACAAAACCACAATCGGGATTGAGCTTTCTGACAATAGCCGTTGATACTTTCATCTGCTCCGCACCGCTCATGTTATCCCACTTAAAGCCTTTGTATGTAAGCTCGCCGTCCTCAACCGACAGTCCATCAAGTGGCAGATTTGCATTCTTCAATAAATTCGTCTTTTCTTTACGAACGTTACTAATAGCTGTGGTAAGCTCGTCATACTTGTCCTTGTATTCTTTCGCTTCTTCTTCGGCTTTGTCTTTATCCATATTGGCACGAACTTTAATGTTTATCTGCTCAATGTTCTTGATGTTCTGTTCAAGTTCTTCGGTTGATTCGTCGTGCAAATCAAGTGCCGATTTTTGTGCAATTTCAAGATCCGAAAGTACAACATCAAGTTGTGATTGAAGATTTGTAATCTGTGCTTTTAAATCTTCGGAACGCTTTAAAAGTGATTGTGCCTTTTCACGTTTACGTTGGTTTTCGCCGTTTTTTGCAAGTATTTCCTGTTGCTTTAGGATAAGTTCCGAGATTGAAATAAGTTCTTTCGGTGCTTCGGGATAATCGACTATTTCTTCCGCAAACTTCTTCTTTTGGTCTGCTATTCTGCCGATTGCGGTACGTTCGTTGTAAAGTTGTTTTTCTCTGTTTTCAATTTCATATAACTGCTCTCCGACACCGATTACTTGAAGTAGTATCTCTGCTTTTTCCTTTGATGTGCCTTGCATAAATTTCGGCAAGTCCAGTGCAAATTGTTCAATAAACTCATTCAAAAGCTGTTGACCGCCTTTGTTACCGTTCGGATCTATTACTTTCAATGCACTGTTCTTGCCTTTACGTTCTACAATTAAACCGTTCGATAATTCTATGTGAAGAATCGGAGGAATGACCGAACCGGTACGTTGTGGCTCGGACGGACGGTATTTGTCACCGCCCAATGCCCACGCTATACTGTCTATGACAGAAGTTTTACCCTGTCCGTTCTTTCCTCCGATAACCGTTAAACCATTCTGTGCCGGCTCAAGTTTTACCGCCTTTATTCGCTTGACATTTTCAAGCTGTAATTCATTTATCTTTATCATTGATTTTTGTTCCTTTCTGTGGTATAATGTTGACATAGATTAATAATCTATGTGTTTTTGTTATTTGACCGTTTACGAGTGCCCACTCTAACGGTCATTTTCTTTTATAATCTTCGCAACACTCATTTCAAGCGGGTGCTTTGACTTGATACGATTTGTTATCCCGTATCCTTTTGCTATGTATGCCTTAACCGACTTGCTGTCATCGGCGTTTAAAACCACTACATCATCTCTGCCCGTCATTACTACATATTTGTTCATTTGAAAATATTCCTTTCACCGTTATTTTCTGTTTTGCGTGTCCTCTACACTCTTTAGCGAATGCGTTAATCATCGGAAACACCTCACGCTGAAAATACTCCTCTGTTTTCTCATTCTCTGTTTTTGGTTTTCTTTTCAGCATTTTTCTCGTTCCTTTCCAATAGTTTCAATCCGCCGAATAACCCCACTCCAAAGCTAAACAACGCTACTCCTATAACATACATATGTTATTCCTCCAATTCGAAGTGGATTTTTACCAAATCAATTAACGCAAGATATTCTTTGGTAAACTTACTATTACCGTGTGTTTCTTTTACCTTGTCAACAAATTCGGCTAATGTTCCGTAAAAGCAACCGCATTTAACAGCTATATTTTCCTTTGTTCTGAAAATGGTTGTATTTCTATATTTTGAACCTAATCCTTTTATTATTATATAGTCAGCATCGCCGCACACCTTTGCATTGCCGCACACCTCTGCATTGCCGTACACCCACGCATTGCCGTACACCTTTGCATTGCCGTACACCTCTGCATTGCCAAACACCCACGCATTGCCGTACACCTTTGCATTGCCGTACACCTCTGCATTGCCAAACACCCACGCATTGCCGCACACCTTTGCATCGCCGCACACCTTTGCATTGCCGCACACCTTTGCATTGCCGCACACCTCTGCATCGCCGCACACCTTTGCATTGCCGCACACCCAACAGTTACCTTCTTGAGATAAATTGCGTTCGCTTTCAACATAACCTCCAAGCTCTCCTTTTTTTACATTGCCAAAATCTTTTAGAGCTTTGATTCTGTGTAATGTTGTTCCCGACACGTCTATTGTTTCATCAGTCAATTCATATTTTTTCATATATTATTCCTCGCTTTCTACCCTCACAGGCACACATAGACTGTCCGCAAAAGGATTAAAACTCTTAGGGAAAGTCTGACTATTTTACGGATAACACGCGGACAGCCCTTGTCTGCCTGTGAGCTTGTCCTATCGTCGGAGCATTAAGCTCCTTTTTCTTTGTTTGCTTGAATAGCATTGTACTCGTCAACCATCTCCTGCGACGGCTCAACCGTTACATCACCGTACCCAAGCATATGATACATATTTTCTATATGAGGTTTCCAATGCTGAAAACGCTCATAAGCAGGTCTGTCTTGCCAACTGCCTACCACTTCAACGTGTACTTTAGGTTGCTTTCTCGGCTTTCTTGCCTTTTTGGTCTTTTCCGCCTCCATAATCTCCACCTCCTGCTTTAATCTATGTATTTCATTTTTTGTCCTATTACTTTGTACTAAGCGATCTGCTCCTGTTCCATTATCGGAAGTATACCCTCACTCTTTAACAATTCGTAAATAAACAATCTGCCTTTTTGTGTCCAATACGTATTTACTTTAGAATGTTGCTTGCCGTCATTTCCGTTTACAGTATGCGTCTTTGTACTTGTATAACCTTTTTCAGCATATTCCTTATACAACAGCCATATCCCTCCTTGCTTAAACTGTATCTGGTGTTCTTTTAAGAAATTGTTTAACCATTTTGCCGACTTACCGTAATCCTTTGCTATGACAGTGACTGATAATAAATCGGGACAATTTAAAACTAAATCATAATATGACGCCTTTGGTTGAAGTTCCATAATCTGCTGTTCTTGAACTTTAACAGTAGTGTTTAGTTTCTTATTTTTCTCTCGTTCCAATTTTAATGCCGTAAACGCCTGTATAGCCAAATCGGGATTTTCCAATAGTTCTTCGGTCGCATACATTCCTGTTTTGCGTATTGCCGGTAATACATCAGCTGTAACCCAATGCTTAAACTTCTTCGCATTCGGCATTTTGCTTGATAAGATAAGACTGTAAAGACCTGATTCATTGATACATACCGGATTTTGTTCTCTACCGATGGAGTCACGAATCGTTACCCCATCCGTTTTATCTTCTTCGTCAATATGGTCCATAATAGCCTTTCTTGGATTACTGTATCCGAGGATTTCCGCTACATCCTTACCGACAAACATAATCTCTCCGTTTACTGTTGTTGTTCTTACAGAGCCAAACTCTGCATTTTCAAATACCTTTAATTCTTCCATAACTTTAATTTTCCTTTCTTATATTACCTACGTCGATTGTATTTTTTAACCATTTGTGCTATAATCATCTCGGAAGGAGGTGATTATAATGACAACAATATTTGTACATTTCTTAGACTTAAAAATTAATAAGTCAATCGAATTTAATTATATCCCGCATATCGGAGAAAAGTTTTCACTGTCCGAAAACGGAGATATATACGTTGTAAAGGATATACTATACAATAATTTTTCTTGCCCATATAAAATTGAATTGTATGTATCAAAATCAACACTTAATAGCTAACAGCTATATTGATACCCTTTTACAAGTGGCTCCCACTGTGTTTGTTTGCTTACACTTACGGGAGCTATTCTTTTATAACCACCGTCACAATTATAATCGGCATTCTTATTTGAAATAATCTTACTACTTCCTACATAGTAATAATCACCTGTATGACGATTTTGTGATACGTATAAACACAATGCTTTTTCTTCATCTGCATATATCACATGAAGAAGAATACCGTTATCGAGCTTTATATACTCATCTTTCTTAAATTTCATAATTCTCACCTACTTTCTTATATTACCTACGTCGATTGTATTTTTTTACAGTTTGTGCTATAATCATCTCGGAAGGAGGTGATTATAATGTCAAAGTCTTTTGAAGAATTTTCTAAAATCATATTAGAGAAGTATAGTAAAACTCCGGATGAATGTGATCCCTATACTAATTTTGCATTACTTATGAAACAAACATCTGCAAGTGTTACTTTAGACATTCTTAATGAGTATCACAAAACCTTTATTGAGAAGAAATAGCATTTGTCAACTTTTCTAATATTTCATTTAAAAGAACTGTCTGTAACGGAGCTAATAGTTTAGATAGTTCTTTTTTACTTACCGATACTTTAAAAATAATTTTCTCGTCTTCCATAATTTCAATTTCCCTTTCTTATTTATCAACTTTTCAATGATATTTTTGTTTTGTATTATCACATTCGAAACTTTTAATTCAAAAAAATTTCATACTTCCAATTATACTCATTCACAATTTTAGTTGCTTCACTTAAAAAGAAATCTGACTGACCGTTTATTTTTTGTAATACCGCCGTTGAACTGATATTCAGTAAATGAGCCAAATCATTAGCAATGATATTATTTTCTTTCATTTTACCTTTCAATTTCATATACGGTTTATGTTTTAAGGTTTCCAATTTAACAACACTCCTTTTATATATTACATTGTTTGTTGTGTTAATATTAACTTACAAGTATAATATAGCACATTTTAGTTTCGTTGTCAATAACTTTTTAGAATTATTTTTATATTTTTCAAAACTTTTTTTATTTTTCTCTTGCAAATAGTTTATATATGTGATAACATAACTTTGTAAGGAGATGATTATATGTTTTCCGAAAATTTAAAAATCGCCCGAAAAAGAAAAGATTATACTTTAGAACAGCTCGCCAACGAATATAATAAACGCTTTGGTGGCGGACTCAGCAAAGGAACACTTTCTAAATATGAAAACGGCAAACAAGAACCGATGATAACTGTTGTTATAAATTTAGCAGAAATTTTAGATGTTTCTATTGACTTTTTAACAAATTCAACGCTTGATAACACATATAAATTAGTATCGGACGAATTAGGCTTAAGTCAAAAAAGTATTGAAATTATAAAAACTTTAAACGATAATAATTTATCAGCCGCAATAAACTGTCTGATTGAAGATAATAACTTCGTAGACTTTTTACAATATTTTTATCAATATAAAACAGAATTTGCAGATAGAAAAACCGCAGAAAAATATTTTAATAAATTTATTTCTAAAATTGGTACTTATGCAAAAGCCGTCTATACAGTGGATAAAGTCGAAGATTATGAATATTTAATATATAACAATCTACAACGTCGCTTTGATGATTTAGTTAACAGACTATATTTTAAAGAAAATAAACAAGGGGATTGATATTATGGAAATAATAAAATATTACGGCAGTGATGAAACCAAAACAGAGTTTATCAATCACGACAGTGAGCCGTTAATGGCAGTCATTGCCCACGACCGCTCGCACGCTGTTGTTTCATTGCTTGACGAGGGTTGTGAACACCATTTATTATTGGCAAAGGCTCTCGACAAATATAGTATAGATGAATATTTTAGAATTATTTTTGATAACGAAGGTGCGGATTGGACATTTGTATGCCCACCTAATTATAAAAATATAGCTAATAAAGAAAAACGTATAACAGAATTTTTTAATGACGGTGTTGATGCTATTACCGATTTTCTTAAACAAATCGGTTATGACGTACCTATTAACGTCCCAAGACGTTATCGCAGACATATGGACTACTTGAAAAATTCGGAGTATTAAAAAAATTCACAGAATAAGCCTAATATGTTATTGATAATTTATAGTAGTCTGCCTTTATGTGTCACGCTCCACAAGGAGCGTGTGAGTTGAAATATAAAACAAGAAAGGAAGATTTACGATGAATGTAGCCATGTATTTACGAAAATCGAGAGCGGACGAAAACAATCCGCTTGAAACCCTTGAACGTCACAAAGAAATTCTTCTTTCTTATGCAAAGGACAATAATTTAACGGTCATTGACATATTTGAAGAAGTGATAAGCGGGGGAATGTTATACAACAGAACGGAAATGCTGAAACTGCTTGACGCTATTCCCTCGCACATATATGATGCGGTATTATGTATTGACCTTGACCGTTTAGGGCGCGGAAGTGCCGCAGACAGTGAAAAAATCTTTGACGTTCTTAAAGAAAACGATGTAAAAATTATTACGCTCAAAAAAATATATGACCTCAACAACGAGTATGACGAAGATTACAGTGAATTTGAAATGTTTATGGCTCGTAAGGAGCTTAAATTCATCACTCGCAGAATGAACCGCGGACGTATCAAATCAATCAACGACGGTTGCTTTGTGTCGGGTGCTCCGTTTGGTTATCGAAATGCCGTAATAAATAAAAAGCACACGTTGGAAGTATATGAACCGGAGGCAAAATATGTTCGTATGATATTTGATATGTATGTAAATCAAAGTATGGGTATTACTTCAATAAGCCGTCAGCTTGCAAATTTGGGTGTCTTGAGCAAGAAAAATACACCGCTCCACCCCACCACAATCGCCCGTATGCTCCGAAATCATACTTACATAGGTAAGATAGTGTGGAACAAATCAAAGTCTGTTAAAGGCAAAAATACGCAAGAAAAAACGAGTAAAGATGATTGGTTATATGTTTCCGGACTGCACGAGCCAATAATTGACGAGGACACGTTCAACAAAGCACAAGATATTATAAATCTGAAATACAAACCGCCTATGCGTACAGGCACGTTGCAAAATCCGTTTGCGGGGCTTTTAAAGTGTGCTAATTGCGGTCGGGCAATAGTTATCAATACTTCTAACGAAACCGTTGAAAAATACCGTCTTTGCTGTCGTACACTTGGTTGTAATAAGGCATCTGCATTGAGTATTGTAGAAGATAAAGTATTTGAAGTGCTTACAAAGGAATTTAAAGATATTGAATTGTCTTTGAAAAATAGCCGTCAATCGCATAATAAGGATAAATTTTCTTGCCTTGATACAATAGCCACTTTGGAAACAGAATTAAAAAAACTTGATAAACAGCAACTCCGTCTGTATGACTTGCTCGAACAGGAAGTCTATACAAAAGAGCTTTTCATTGAACGCAATAACGCAATTTCGGATAGAAGAAAAAAAATTAATGCCACGATAGCACAGGAGCGTGAAAAATTTAAACTTGTAGATACCACTTCCATTGAAGACCGTCTCCCCCTTTTGCGTGAACTTCTTACAAATTATAACTCACTTTCAGCCGATGAAAAAAATTCCATTCTTAAAAATTTCGTAAAAAAAATTGAATATAAACGTGAAAAATCCGCTCCCGAGGGCGATATTTTCTTGAAAATCTATTATAAATAACTTTTACCCGCCTTATGTATCTTGTTGCCATAGCTGTCGCCATAGCAATCCATAATATTCCGGAAGGAATTGCTACGTCTGTACCGATATACTACTCAACAGGCAGCAGAAAAAGAGCATTTATAGTATCGTTTTTTTCGGGTATTACGGAACCTTTAGGTGCTATAATCGGTTATTTAATTTTACGTCCGTTTTTCAACGATGTCGTATTCGGTATTTTATTCGGAATAATTGCCGGAATTATGGTATTTATTTCAATAGAAGAACTTTTACCGATGGCACGTGAATATGAAAAAAGCAAAGTCACTATTATAGGCGTCATACTCGGTATGGCAATAATAGCGCTCAGCTTACTTTTATTTCTATAAATTTTACACAATATATAAACAATAGTTATTTTAAAAAAATATATACTATAACAGTTTGAAAAGAAAAATTCTATACTATAAAATACAAATTGGTGAATGCTATGAGCTATAATATTGGACTAAGGCTGCGCAATTTACGCAAAACTGCACGCCTGTCACAGGAACAAACTGCTTTAGCCGCTAATATCACTCCCGCCTATTTAGGTCAAATAGAGCGGAACGAAAAAAATCCTACAATTCTGACGATTGAAAAGTTATGTACGGTATTCAACATTTCGCTTTCGGAATTTTTCTCAAACCACAAACCCGCAAGCAATGATGATGTATTTTTAAACCGTATTACTGTTATGCTTTCAAACCGCACAGATGTTGAAAAGGAAAAGATATATCTCTTGATTAAAACAGCTTTGTCCCTTAGTGATACAGACTAAACGGAGTACAGATTTTTGTACTCCGTTTCTTTTATTATATTCACACACTTGGACAATTTACGTCCTATCAAAAAATTTTATAAAAAAACTTCCTTTCAACCGACAAAGTCAAAAGGAAGTTTACATATAGAGTTACCAAAATAAGCGATATTAATGAGTCAATAAAAATATTCCTAACAATATGCAGAATGCCGCTCCGAAAAGTGATGTTCTTAGTGACATTATACCTATGATTATAAGAGCTATCGCTGATATCTTCTTATACATTATAACTCTCCTTAAAATTTTCTGTTAATAACCCATGTATGCGGTTTTGTGCGACCGTCACGAGTCTTGCCTTTTCGAGGGCAAACGCCCGGCATAGGTCTGCCGGCATTTGTCGCGCGAGTGATTGTTGCGCCGCAATATGAGCATTTATACTCTACAAACTTTTTATCGTTCATCTCAATCCTCGTCTTTTAAGTTCGTCACCCATGGCTTTTGCCTGACCTATTTGTTTAGAGCCGTTTCCCGAAAAGTCTTTATTTCTCGCTTTGCGCATAAGCTCTGAATCGCTCATTGACGAATACTTGCTGCTTCCGCTTGAATATCCGTCTCTGTAACTGCTCATATCTCTTTCGTATTTTGATTTTACCGCATTGAATAAACCGTCTATAAATCCCATTTTTTCTTCCTCCTTTGTTTAGTGAATATTTGATGTTGTGTATCTGCCTGTCTTGCTTGAATCCGATGTTACTTTAACATCAAATTTTGCACCGCAACGTGTACACTGCACATTGCTCTTTGAACATGTAAGATTTGATGATTGTGCAAAACCTCCGCATTTTGGGCATCTAATATCGAACATAGCCATAATTTTTACTCCTCTCTTTTAACACTTTATCTTGTGTTTTTTTGATAATTTAATTATATCTACGTCCTTGGACAGTTTACGTCTATGTGAAAATTTAATTTAAAAATTTTTATATGGACATTATTTGTTCAAGTTATCAGTGTATAATCAATATTGATTTTTAATAATTAATATGGTAAACTTTTATTACAATGATTTTATGATAGGTGTGATTGATATGAAAATGGACAGCGGAAAAAGTTTCAGACTTTTGAAAATGTATGAATGGCTGAATCGCGGTGATGTAATCAATAAAAAAGAATTTGCCGAAATGTTCGGTATCAGTGAAAAATCAGTGCAACGCGATATTGAAGATTTGCGTGCATATATCGCAGAAAATGTTGATGACGGCGACGCATATATAGAATATGACCAAACTAAAAAGGGGTATGTGCTTATAAAGTGCGAACAGAAGTTTCTTACAAACGAAGAAATTTTAAGCATTACAAAAATTCTTTTGGAAAGCCGTAGTTTTAATAAAGACGAAATAAATACGCTTATCAACAAGTTGTTGTTTCAAGCCACTCCGTCGGCAAAAATGAATATAAAAGACCTTATTCTGAACGAACGACACAACTACATTCCCCCGCGTCACGACAGACCGCTGATACATCTCATTTGGGAACTCAGCTGTCACATATCCTATCAGGAAATTATAGAATTTGACTATACGCGTCAAGACAAAAAAGTCGTTCACAGAACAGTAAAACCATTGACAATTATGTTTTCTGAATATTATTTTTATTTAATTGCGTGGTTTGCGAATGACTCTAAGGATTTTCCCGCGATTTTTAGAGTTGACAGAATTACTAATATTAAAAATTTAAAACAAAAATTCAATATTCCGTACAGAAATCGTTTCAGTGACGGTGAATTTCGTAAACGTGTGCAGTTTATGTATGCAGGCGAATTAAAACATATTAAATTTGAATTTAACGGTCCGTCTGTCGAGGCTATTTTAGACCGTATTCCGACTGCTGAAATTATTAAATCAGACGGTAATAAACATACAATTAAAGCCGAATGTTACGGTGACGGCGTCCTTATGTGGCTTAGAACTCAAGGCGATTATGTGAAAATGCTGTGATAAAAAATGAGTCTGTCGACATTTTATCGACAGACTCATTTATCTTCCTTTTGCTACCGGCAAATCCTCATCACTTTTGTTATATTTTTCTTTTCTTTTTTTATAGTAATCGCATTTCTTTATCTCCACAAAAATATCATCAGGTATGCCAGTCGGATATAACCTACATGTAACTTCCATAAGATTGTTATATTCACATTCTGTACACTTTGGTAAATTTGCCATAACAAAACCTCTCAGATTATTTTTCGCGTTGTTTCCATAAAGGGGTATATGTACCTTGCCTCAAGTCTCGCCAATGCTCCATAAGATAATTTCTTTCTTCTTCGTATTCTTCAACAGACATTCCATCACGCCAAAACGGCGTTTCTTCAATCGTTCCTCTTGCCCAATCTTCTGCCATTTTTCGAACTCCTCCTATTCATCGAAAAAGCTAAATTTAGCGTCAATCATATCCTTTACTCTTTTATCCGAACCTGTATAAGGTTCAATTTTCAAAACATCTAATGCAACAGAAGCGAATTGAGCATTGGACATACCCATAGATACATATGTATCTTTTTGAAGTTCTTTCAACGCCGCTATAATGTCATCATCTTTCATATTATATTTAACCGCACAACAAATGCCGTAATAATTATCACAAAGTCCGCCTTTTAGTCCTTTTAATATAGCCTCTTTATCGCCACGTCTCATTTTCCGTCTATTTTGTTCCGACTCATTTTTTTGCATCATATACGTTATCCCCAATTATCTTCTTATTTCATCATAATGATTTTCCTTGTTCTCCGGATGTTTGTTCTAAATAATGTTTGTAACTTTCTTGAGCCTCTTTAGGGGCATCAGGCTTTAATACTTTTACATAGTTTTCTTTTCTTTCCCACCAATCGGGATTAGTTGTCCAATAAAGATCTAACCTTTTCAT